GACGTCGCCGACCCCGAAGACTTGCGCGGCTTCGAGTTCATGGACGTTTACCTCAACGAAATCGACACCCTCCCCGAGGAGTTGTTCGCTTACCTCGCCGATCGCATCGGCCGCGACCCGCCGCGCGAGATCAGCAAGCGCGGCGGCCGCTACTACGGCGACTGCAACGCTCCCGACGTCACCAATTGGGTTTATCGCGATTTTTGGGAGGCGCCGAAGCCCGGCTTCAAACTGTACCGACAGCCGGGCGGCCGAGAGGTTGGCGCGGAAAATCCGGCCATGGGGCGCGCCTACTACGACCAGTCGGCGCGCATCAACGCACACCGGCCATGGTGGGTCCGGCGGATGGTCGACAACGTCCCCGGCATGACCCGCGGCGAGCACCTGGTTTATCCGGCCTATGACGACGATCGCATGTGGTCGCCGGTCACCCTCGACGTGGAGCGGCGCCTCCCCGTCCTGGTCGGGATCGACGGCGGCCTGACGCCGGCGGCGGCCTACTGCCAGGAAATGAACGACGGGCAGTTCCGGGTCCTCGCCGAGATCGCGATGGAGCGCGCCGGCATGGAGGAGCTCGGCCTGGCCATGCTCGTCCTCGAGGCGCGGCGCTTTGCCGATTGCGAGTTCGTCACCGATTGCGACCCCTCGATGCTCGCCGGCGAAGGCGACGAGGGCGCCGGCCTCGAGAAGGGCAGCGATCGCGATCGGCTCGCCGAGAAGCTCGGCCGCAAGGTGAGCTCGGCCCCGACCAACGAGCCGACCCGCCGATGGGACGCCGTCCGCGACAAGCTCGGCCTCAACCTCGGCCCGAGCCGGCCGGGATTGATCCTCGACCCGTCCTGTCGCGTCCTGCACCGCGGCTTTCTGCAGACCTACCAATACCGCCCGATCGCCGGGACCAACGACATTTCGAGCGTGCGCAAGACGTTCGATTCGCACATCCACGACGCGCTGCAATACGCGGCGCTCCGGTGCGGCAGCGAGGAAGCGCGCAAGCGCAAGACCGACATCGCCCGGGCGCGCCAGGCGCGCCGCGACGCGACCCGCAGCAAGACCCGCTACAACCCGCTGAGGCGGCGCGCATGAGCGGCGGACCGCCGTGGCCGCGTCCTTGGCCGAGGCCGAGGACAATCGAGGAGGCCTATCAGGCGCTACGCGCGGAATGCGCCAATTTGGAAGAGCTGATCGAAGCCGGTCCACTGACCGAGAAAGAGGCCAAGCGGCTCGACAAGGCAGTGGTCGTCATGAAAGCCGGCTTGAAGATTGCCAAGAAGGCGATCCGCAAGTCGAATGTGATCCCCTTAGCCGGGCGGCGCGCATGACCAGGCTATTCGTCGCATTACTCGCAGTCTTGATTGCATACGGCCAAGCAACTGGCGCATCAATCGAGTATTGCCGGCCGTATGCCGCGCAAACCGTGGATCTCACGATCAAGTATTTGTGGACGCGCGCCTATACGAGTTGCCTCAATTCCGACGACGATCCGGCGCTCGCCGAGACGTCGCAGGGCGCGCTCAAATCAATCGTGCCGCTCGAGCTCCTCTTGCCGGGTAAGCCCGACAAGGTCGCCGCCGATCCGCCGGCCGCGGCGCCCGGCCGCAGCGGCTATGTAGTCAACTCGCCGGGATGGATTGCATACTGCAAGAAGTATTGGCCGGCGTCGTTCGATCCGAGGAGCGGAACCGTGATCAAGACAGGACACAAGAGGATACCATGCCCAGGATGAAAAATTATGCGCGACGCTGAATATATTCTTGCGCGGGCCTTTGTTGCGCGAGCCAGTGCGATTGCGAGAAAACATCATCACTTCAGAGCAGGACCACCCATTCGCAACGCCTATGCTTCTAATGCGGCGCGACAGAAGGCATTCAGAGAGCGCAAGAAAGCAAGGGACCATGGAACAACAGGTGACGGAACTGCAAACGACGGTAATGATCACACCGATCGAGGAGGAGATCGGACTGATCAGTAGAAAAGCCCGCGCGGTCGCGCTCGCCGCAACCGCAATGTGCCGCCTTTATGGGCCGAGGAACGGTTGCCTATGCAGTAACGGCAAATCGCGTTGCCATGCCGCGACGCTCTATAACGACTATGGACTTGCGGTGATCGGCGCACTCGACAAGGCAGGGTTCCTGAAAACATAGGAAATACAAGATGGAGGATCAAAGAACCTGGCTCGAGTCTCTACTCGATCGCAATCTCTCGCCGCGGCAACGGGCGACTTTCGAGGCGCGTGTCGGTGGGCGTGTCGAGGCGGCGATCGGCAGGCGAGCCTATCGCCGGATGACAGCGTGGTCGTTTTGGTTCCACCGGCAAGCGGCGCGGCAGGCCTTCCGCATCGCTCTACGTCAGGCGGCCAGGTTGCAGCGGCGAGAGCGGGAGCGCGTGCTCGGTCCGATCAGCGAGGCGCACCGGCGCACCTACCAGGCAAATGTGGAGATGGCAGTGTCGCAGGCTGTGCGGCAGCTCGAGCCGGGCTGGACGCGGCCGGATCAAATCGACTGGGAGAAGGTCGCCAAACGGTGATCGTCCGCGACGCGAGCGACGAGGACGTGCTCCACATTTGCCGGAACCTCCGGCCCGAGGACCGGCTCGAGCAGTTCGCCGCGCGCTTCGACGACGACCCCGACGCGCTCGCCGCGGACCTGATCCGCTGGCGCCAGGTCGCGATCAAGCAGCTTGCCCTCTGTACCGAGGCCGGCGAGCCGGCGATCCTGGTCGGCGCCTACCTCGAGACGCCGACGGTCGCGCGCTTTCACATGGCATCGACGCCGGCGCTGGTCGCGATCGGCCGCGAGGGGCACCGATTCGGGAAGCGACGGTTCATCCCCGCCGTCCTGGCGCCTAATGTCGCCATGGCGGAAGCCCGGATCATGGCGACCCATTTCTACGCGCGCCGTTGGGTGGCGACGTGCGGCTTCATCGAGCTCGCCGGCCCCCACCCCTACGGCAAGCACGGTGAGGCCTTCGTCCTGGTCGCCTGGCTCAACCCGACGCCGCCGCCGCTTCAACAGGGAGTGACGTGAATGTGCTTCAGCTTCGGCGGCGGCGGCGACAGCGGCGAGCTCGAGGTCGCGCGGGCAGCAGCGGCCAGGGCGACGGCGCGCGCTAACGCGGCGCTTTCGATGGCGCGCACGGCGGCGGCGCAGGCGGCCAAGGCCTCGCGCCCGGCCGGCGATCAGGAGAGCGCGCAGCGCGCTGCCGAGTCGCAATGGCGCAAGGTCGTCGCCGAGGGCACCTACACCAAGAATTTCGGGCGCTTCGGGCAGATGCAGCCGGCCTCGGTGGGCTACCGAATGCTCACCGGCGAGGTTGGCGCATGAGCCGCGAGGCCGTGATCAGCCGCTACGGCGAGCTCCGCCAGCTCCGCAGCATCGAGGAGAAGGCCTGGCGCGACATCGCGTTCTTTCTCCGCCCCGACGACGTCAGTTTCGAGCCGTCGCAGCCGACGCAGACGCGCGACGACGCCGAGGTTTTCGACTCCTCGCCGCTCTACGCCAACGACGACTTCGCCGGCGGCGTCTTCTCGCAAATGTCGAACCCGGCGAACCGCTGGTTTGAGTTCACGCCGCCCGACCAGGACCTCGCCCGCTACCAGCCGGTCAGACAATGGTGTTGGGCCGCGGCCAATGTGATGTATTCGAGCCTCGCGCCGAACCGCTCGAGCTTCTACGCGCAGGCGCCGGCGACCTTCGCCGACATGGGCGCCTTCGGCTTCGGCACGATCAGCCAGGAGGAGCAGCTCGCCAACGGCCGCATCGCCGACAAGTCGCTCCCGGTCGGCCAGATTTTCCTCGACGTCGACGCCGAGGGCGAAACCGACACCGTCTTCAACGCCTTTCAGTGGAACGGCCGCCTGGTGAAGCAGTTTTTCCGCGAGCGGGCGCCGGCGAACCTTCGCGAGGACTCGAAATATCTGATCATCCACGGCACCTACCCGAACGAGGGCTATCGGGCCGACAAGCTCGGCGCCGAGTACAAGCGCATCCGCGGTTGCTACGTCTCGCCCGACCTCCCCGACCTGTTCGTCGAGGGCGGCTATGACCAGCTCCCGTACCATGTGATCGGATGGAGCCGGCGCGCCGGCCGCGCCTATCCGCGCGGCCCCGGGCACAACGCCCGCGCCGATATGTCGACCCTCAACGAGATCGAGCGCACCGACCTGGTCGCGACGCAATTCGCGGCCGAGCCGATGATCCTGTTGCGCGACGAGGAAACCGTGTCGGCCGCCGACGTCGTGCCGAATAATCTCCTCTACGGGACGATGACCGAGCAGGGGAAGCCGCTGGCGCAGTACCTCGAGCGCCAGGCGCAGTTCAATCCGGTCCTGCAGAAGGCGAACCAGAAGCGCGGCTCGATCCAGGCGGCGTTCAAATTCTCGATCATGCAGCTCTTGTCGCGGCCGCAGATGACCCTCGGCGAGTTCCAGGGGTGGCAGCAGGAGGAGCTCCGCAAGATGGCGCCGAACCTCATCCAGGTTCAGATGGGCTTGTCCGGTTTTCTCGCCCGGCGCTACGCGATCCTCACGCGGATGAAGCTGATGCCGCCGGCGCCGCCGGAGCTCGCGCAGAGCGGCCTGCAGATCGAGTTCGTTTCGCCGCTCGACAAGCTGCAGCGCATGGACGAGGGGCGAACCGTGCTCACCGTTCACGAGGGCATCGAGCGGATGGCGGTCACCGACCCGACCGTGCGCGACAATTTCGACGCCGACGTCGGCGCCCGCGTGCTCGCCAATTCGCTCTACACCGTGCCGGGGATCTTGCGCGACGAGAAGACGGTCGCGCAGATCCGCGACGCCCGGGCCAAGCAGCAGCAGCAGACCGCCGGCCTCGAGCAGGCCGGCCAGGTCGCCGACATCGCGGCGACGGCGAGCCACGCGATGCAGGCGGCGACCGCGGCCGGCGCGCGCACCGGCGCCGGCGGCCAGGGGAGGGCGGCATGAGCGAACGAAAGGACTGGTGCGATGGCTGCTGAGAAACTTCCCGTTCGGTTCATTGCCTTAACGCAGAAGACGCCGTGGCGAGCCAAGCCGACAAGACAGACCTACATCAACCTCGACCGCGTTCTGGCGATCTATCAAGGCGACCCGCCGGATCACACGGTGGTCAACCTCGGCGGCGAGGCGGCCGGCCAGTTCTTCAATGTTGTCGAAACGGTCGCCGAGATCATCGCGATTGCGGCGGGCGCAACACCGAAATAGCGGGGGCGGCCGGCCATGATCACGAAAGAAGATCGCGCGGCGCGCGAGGCCGCAGCGAGCCCCACCGAGGCGACCGCCGCCGGCTTGAGGCGCATTGCCGCGGCGCTCGAGGCGCTCGTCGAGCTCGGCGTCGCGATCAAGTTGATGGCGGAACGCGAGGCGCGGACGCACCTCGCCGAGCCGCCGGCGCAATGACGAGGAGAGGGCTATGTCGAGCTCATTGATCGTCTACATCGTCGCCTTGGTTTTCCTGATCATCAGCTTTGTCTGGGCGCTCGTGACGCGCGAAATCTCGGCGTCGCTGTTCGCAATCTGGGCGATCGCGATCGTGGTCGTCTTCTCAGGTTTCCCCTGGTCCGGCCTGGCGCGATGAAGGCAAAAATCGGCGAGTGGTTTCGGCAACTATGGCTCGACCCGCAGAAGCGGCACGCGCTCGCCGGCGAGTATCTCTCGCTCCGGCAAAGCCACCCGCTGTTTCTCGCCGACCTGGCGCTCCGCGGGCGCGTCTGGTCGGACCTGGTCGTCTCCGGCGATCGCGACGCGACCATGGTCAACCTCGGCCGGCGCGAGCTCGCCCTCGAGATCATCGAGCTCGCCGAGATCGAGCCGCAACGCCTGTTCCAGTTGATCGAACGGGCACCCTTGAAGGAGAGTAAAGTTGCCTGATCCTGCACCCGCTCCGGCGGCCGGCGCCCCCGCCGCAGCCGCCGCGGCCGCCGCCGCCGCCGTCACTCAACCCCCTCATAACGGCGGCGGCGGTGAGGCCTTCTATACGCCCTGGAAACTCGACAAGGACGGCGTCGACTGGATCGAGGGCCACAAGTTCACCGACCCCGCCGCGGTGATCAAGAGCGCCAAGCATTTCGAGACGGTCGCGCGCGACAAGAACGCCCTGGTGCGGCCCGAGAAGGGCAAGGAAAAGGACTGGTCCGGCTGGGAGGAGCTCGGTTGGATCAAGGACCCGGCGCAGTACACGTTCGAGGAGCCGAAAGAGCTTCCGAAGGGGATGCTCTACGACAAGGGCATGGACGAGGAGCTCAGAAAATTCGCCCATGAAAACCGGATTCCGCTGGCGACGGCCCGGGCGGCGCGCGACCTCCTCCTCGCCGGGCAGAAGCGGCAATTCGAGGCCTTCGTCGGCGAAGGCGCGAGGAGCGCGGCCGAGCTCAAGGAAAGCCTGATCAAGGATTGGGGCGCCGACTACCAGACCAACACCGAGCTCGCCCGCCGCGCCATGGGCGCCCTCGGCATCGGCGTGACCGACGCGGCCGAGCTCGAGGCGGTGATCGGCGCGCCGCGCCTGGTGAAGCTGTTTCACGGCATCGCGCAGAAGATCGGCGAGCAGGCCTTGCCGGCCCCCGGCGGCACGCCGTCGCTGGCGATGACGCCCGCCGCGGCGCGCGCCGAGCGCCTCCGGCTCGAGGCCGACAAGGACTGGTTGCGCCAGTTCCAGGACGGGCGCGATCCGCAGCACGCCGGCGCCGTCGCACGGCGGGCGCAGTTGCTCGAGATCGAGTCGAAAGGAGCCCACCTATGACGACACACAAGAAGCCGGACGACGACAAGCGTTCGCATCACAAGAAGCCCGACGAGGACGAGGACAAGCGTTCGCATCACAAGAAACCCGCCAGGGAGCCCGTCAGAGAGCCGCAGGCGGGCGACGATACTTCGCGCCAGGACGCCGCCGCCGACGCACCGGCGGGCGCCGAGGCCTCGCCGGCAGGCCTTCCCGACGAAACCGAACTACAGGAGATAATGGAGGCGCGCGACCGTGCCGTCCGCGCCCAGGTCCAGGATTTCGTCGAGAACCTCCCGCCGGGCGCCGAGGAGGGGCTCTACTCGGCGACCGCACATGACCGATGGAGCAACGGCCCCTATCAGCCGGACATTCCCGACGGGACCTATGCGGTCGCCGACGCCGGCGGATGGGCGATCACTTTCCGCGCCGGGCGGATCATCTCGGCCAGGCGCGAGGACCGCATGACCGCCAGCGAAAAGCGCGCCGTGATGGTGATCACGTCGTGACAGCGGGCCGGCGCCTTCCGGCATTCGAGGAGGAAGACCATGGGAACCGGAACCAGCCGCACCTATGAAGGCAAGGAAGTGACGACGCGCGACGTCCGCGAGGGTGATCCAGGCTACGACAAGAACAAGGCGCAAGTTGTCGTGAAGAACAAGGACGGCTCGCCCTTCGCTGGCGGCGCGTCCGAGAAGACGGTCGCGCGAAGCGACGTCAAGACATCGTAATCCCCGCTGACGGGGCAGCGAACGCCGGCGCCTTCCGGCGAAAGAGGAGCCCGATCTTTTCAATTTCCGCCCGCCGGCCAGGCTCCCCAGGCCTGGCCGGTCCCACTTCTGACGGTTGACGGCGATCGGCGCCGGTTAGCCTCGACCTTGCCGCATACCCGACGATCCCGGGCCGGCTGGCAGCGCGGGAAGACGCGCCGAACGACGCGGACGTGACCCGCGAGGACGTGGCCCGAGGCGCGACCGCGCCGACGCATACCCGGCCGAAGCAACCCCCCTTTGTTTCGATCGGAGAATGCGAAAATGGGACCCGTCACAGACGCCCACAAACTCACCTACCAGGCCAATGTCGAGCTCGCCGTGCAGCAAAAGCGCGCGCAGCTCGAGCCTATCTTCACCTACCAGTCCGGCCTCAGCGGCCGCCAGGCGAACGTGATCGAGCTCATCGGCTCGACCTCGGCGATCGTCAACGGCCCGCGCGGCGGTGATACCCCGAACATCGACAACCAGCTCGAGCCGGTCTGGGTCAAGCCGACACAGCTCGAGTGGGGCAAGGTCATCGAGAAAGAGGACGCGATCAAAGCCCTCACCGATTACCAGAGCCCGTTCGCGCAGGCCGGCGCCGCGGCGATCCAGCGGAGCCGCGACGACGTCTTCGCCGCCGCGATCTTCGGCTCGCGGATCATCGGCCAGGACGGCCTCACCGTGGTTGCGTGGGACAACACCGGCCGCCTGGTCGGCGAAGGCATCGGCTCGGCCGACGACGTCACCGTTACCGGCATGAACGTCAAGAAGCTGATCCGCGGCAAGCGGCTTCTGCAGGCCGCGCAGATCGACATCGACGCCGAGGAACTCTGGTGCGTGCTCAACGCGGCCGAGATCGAGGGCCTCTATCGCGACATCACCTATGTCTCGAAAGACTACCGCTCGCAGGCCGTGCTCGAGGGCCGCCAGGTGCTCTCGATCCTCAACGTCACGATCATCCCCTCGGAGAAACTGCCGAACCTCGACGCCGACACCCACCGCGCCGCGATGGGCTGCAAGAGCGGCATGATCCAGGGCGACTTCTCGCCGATCATGACGCGGGCCGAGCCCAACCCGGCGAAGAAGTATCGGATTCACCCCTACATCGAGACGTGGATGGGCGCGACGCGCACCGAGGACGCCAAGGTCGTTGAGATTCTCAACAAGTTCTAGTCACCGCGAGACTGCCTTCGGGCGCGCTCACCGCCCGGGGGACCTTTTCAGCTCTCAACAGGAACCTCAGAAATGGCAATCGTCACGAAATACGGAGACGGCTATCCGGCCCCGGGCGGCCAGTCGGTTCAATCCATCGACGCCGAGGCGCAAGTCCGCTGCATCTACTCGAAAATCAGCGTTGCCAACCTCGATTCGGCGACGTCGAAGCTCTATCTCGGCCGCATCCCCAGCAACGCGCGCATCTTGCCCAACTCGACCCTCTACAACTCGGCGATCACCGGCCTGACGACGCTCGACGTCGGCTTCAGCGGCGCCGTCGCGGCGCTGCTCGCCGCCGGCGACGTGTCGAGCGCCGGGACAAAGAGCCTGGTCGCCGCGGTTGCGGCCGGCAATCTCGGCCGGCGCGCCTGGCAGCACGCTGGCCTGACGGCGGACCCGGGCGGCTTGCTCGACGTCTTCGCGACCATGAACGCCGGCGCAACCGCGGCCGGCACGCTCGAGGCGTTCCTCTACTTCGCCAAGGGCTAGACCGTGGCGCTCGCCCGCGCGACGACCGAAACCGAGGCGGCGAACGCCGCCTTGCGCGTTCTCGGCGTCGGGCCGATCGCCGATATCAACGCAGCCAATTCGACGGCGGCGCGCGAGTGTCGCGCCGCCTTCGGAGGCGCCCGCGACGAAGCGCTCCGGCGCAAGAACTGGAATTTCGCGGGCGCCTGGTCGACGCCGGCCATGGCGAGCGTCAAGAGCCTCGGCCCGCTCAAAAACGCCTTCCCGCTTCCCGACGATTGCGTGCGCGTGCGCGCCGTCTCGAGCGATGGCGGCGAGCTCGCCGCCGACCAATGGGCGATCGAGACGGTGAAGATCGGCACGCCGCCGACCGACGCGACGGTGTTGGTCACCAACGCCACCGCGCCGGTGATCCACTACACCCGCCGGATCACCAACGTCGCGCTATGGGACCCGGAATTTCTCGCCGGCTTCGCGCAGCGGCTCGCCGCCAAGGTGGCACCGCCACTCAGCAAGGAGTTTACCCTCGGCGAGGAGCTCGACACGGCCGCCGACCAGCGGCTCGACCACGCCGCGCACAGCGACGCGCAGGAAGCCCCGCCGCGAACCGTGTCGCGTGAGACAAGCTGGATCACGGCGCGGCGATGACAAGAGGCGACGAGCGCCGCCGGCGCGAGCGGGAAGCCGAATGAGAGTCCAGACGACCAGCGAGCGCGCGAATTTCTCGGCCGGCGAGATCGCGCCGCGGCTCCGCACCCGGCGCGACCTGGCGAAGCAGCAGACCGGCGTCGCGCGCCTCGAAAACATGGTCGCCGTGCTCGAGGGCGTCGTCACCCGGCGGCCCGGCACCCAGTTCGTTCTCCCGCTCGCCAACGAGGCCGAGCGGGCGAAGCAGATACCCTTTCGCTATTCCAATTCCGACAGCTACGACATCGTCCTCAACGGCGGCTTCGCCCGCTGGTTCAAGGACGGCGGCTATGTCCAGAACGACGACGGATCGCCCTACCAGATCGCGATCCCCTACACCGAGGCGGACCTGGCGCAGCTCCGATGGACGCCAAGCGGCAACGTCGTTTTCATCACCTCGAGCAAGGCGCCGCAGGTTCTCCGGCGCGTCGCTAACGACCAGTGGACGATCACCCCATATATCGCGACGCCGGCGGCGGTCGACGCACAGAACCTCGACACGACGAAGACGCTGAAGACGAACTTCGTGACCGGCTCGGGGACGATCACTGCGAGCGCCGCCGGGATCATTACCGCCGACGACGTCGGCACGATCTGGCGCCTCGACGAGCACGACCTCGAGGACGTGCCGCAGTGGACCTCCGGCGAGCTCGCCGCGACCCTGTCGGTCGACGAGGAGCGCCGCTGGCTCGGCAACGTCTACCGCGCCGTCGTCGTTAACACCGGCGCCGGCACCAACCCGCCGGTTCACGAGAAGGGCAATATCCTCTCCGGCAAGGGCTTCGCCCGCTGGCAGTGGCGCCACAAGAGCTATTGCTTCGTCCGCATCGACAGCCAGGTTTCGGCGACCGTGTTCAACGCCACCCTGGTCAGCAGATGGGGCATCGCGATCGCGGTCCCGGAGAGCATCAAGGCGGTCGGCACCTATCGCTACTGGCCGTCGGCCTGGTCGGCCGGCAAGGGATGGCCGGACAATGTCCGCATTCACCAGAACCGCCTGGTCTGGTTTCGGCGCGACCAGTTCTGGGCGACCGAGAGCGACGACTTCTATTCGTTCGAGATCACCCCGAACAACTTGCAAGTCCCGACCGACGCCTCGGCGATCCCCGGGCGCTTCTTGTCGCCGGACGGCTCGCTCGTCGAGAACCAATGGGCGCTCGCGAGCGGCGTGTTGATCGTCGGCGTGCGCGACGGCGAGTGGCTCTTACGGGCGCCCAACTCGGTCGACGCTATCACCATCACCAATATCCGCGCCGCGCCGGACGGCACCGAG